CGAATACAGTTCTTAGATGCTGATTATCTTGATGAAGAAAAGAATCAACTACTTAAAAACGATCAAGAAATCATCATGGGTGTTAAATTAGACAAATTCAAAAAGCCTATTGCTTATTTATTGTTTAAAGAAAACCCATACAACAATGGCTTTGGTAAAAACAACAGACAACACATAGAAGTACCAGCCGAAGATATGCTTCATGCTTTTAAACCTGATAGACCTGAACAAACTAGAGGATTGCCATTTATGACTACAGCTTTAGCAAGATTGAAGATGTTAGATGGTTATGAAGAAGCTGAACTTATAGCAGCAAGAGTTGGGGCTTCTAAAATGGGCTTTATTACTAGCCCAAGTGGTGATGCTTATGTCGGTGATGATACAGAAGATGATTACACCCCCATTATGAACGCTGAAGCAGGTACATTTGAGCAATTAGCAGAAGGACAAGGGATAGAAACCTTTGATCCACAGCACCCAACATCAGGATTTGATAGCTTTCACAAGTCAGTATTACGAGGTATAGCTTCAGGATTGGGCGTATCTTATGTCTCATTAGCCAACAATTTAGAAGGTGTTAACTATTCTTCTATTCGACAAGGCACGTTAGAGGAAAGAGACAACTATAGGATTCTACAAAAGTTTATGATTGACCACTTTATTCAACCTGTTTTTGAAAGATGGTTGCTACAAACAATGTCATTTAAACAAGATTTCATGTTGCCACCAGACAAATACGACAAGTTTTCAGATAGTGCTATCTTTGTCGGAAGAAGCTGGGGCTGGATTGATCCCGTAAAAGAAGTTAAAGCTAATGTTGATGGATTACAAGCAGGAATAGTAACCCTACAAGATGTGCAATCGAATTATGGTAGAGATGTTGAAGAATTGTTTGAACAACATCAAAGAGAAGATGAACTAGCTAAAGATATGGATATTAAATTGGCTTATCAACCTTATGGGGCTAATAAAGCACCTGTTGAGCCAGACATCGAAGGACTAGAAGATGGGAAAGGGCAGCAAGAGGAGACCTAAAGTAATCTCACACGAAGAATTTGAAGATCGTTGGGATAAAATCTTTGCTCGTAAGAAAACACCAAAACAAGGTCTAACCAAAAGACATAAAGACAAAACTAAGTACAACAGAAAGAAGCATGGCAAGTTACCAACCGAATAAAGGCATGAAGAATGAAGCCCAAAAGGGCTTGGATTGGCGTAAAGAATTAGGTCGTGGTGGCACAAGAATTGGTGTTACTAGAGCTAATCAAATAGTTCGGGGTGATAACCTATCTGAATCTACAGTTAAAAGAATGTATAGTTTTTTTTCTCGTCACGAAGTAGATAAAAAAGGCAAAGGTTTTAAGGCTGGAGAAGAAGGTTATCCGTCCAATGGCAGAATTGCTTGGGCGTTGTGGGGTGGCGATGCAGGTTTTAGTTGGTCAAAAGCTATTGTAGATAGACTAAAAAAGGAAGATAATGATAGAATGTCAGACAATATGAAAAATAAAACAGAAAGACATATTAAAGATATTCGTGAAACCGAAGATTCAGTTGTTGTTGAATTTGCGAAAGCACCACAAGAAGAACTTGAAGAAAATGGTTACAAAGACGAAGAAGAAGAAAGATCACACGAAGAAGTTGAGCAAAACCTAGAAGATCACATAGAAGAAGCTAAAGAATCAGTAGAAGAAGCTGAAGAATCAGTAGAAGAAGCTGAAGATGCCCCTGAATTAGATTGTCAAGATGAAGCAGGGTGTGATAATGAAGAAGAATGTGCTAAAGAAGAAGAATGTTTAGCCGAAGAAGATGCAGAAATCGCAAGGTTTTATGCTGAAGAAAACCTACAAAGGGCTTTTGAATTTGATCGTAATAAGATTGATGAAGATAAAAGAACTATTGAAATAGGTGTATCTAGTGAATTGCCTGTAATGCGAGGATTCGGATATGAGGTTTTAGGTCATAAAGAGAATGAAATAGATATGGATTTTATGACTTCAGGCAGATCGCCACTTCTTTTAGACCATGATCCTACTAAACAGATAGGCGTGGTAGAAGCATTTGGCGTAGATCAAAAAAATAAAAGAACAATAGCTAAAGTTAGATTTAGTAAAAACAAACAAGCTGATGAAATCTATAGAGATGTTTTAGATGGCATCAGACAGAACATAAGTGTTGGCTATCAAGTCAATTCTATGCAGAGGGAAGATAACGAGAAAGATGGAGTACCCATCTATAGAGTAAATTCTTGGTCTCCCCTTGAAGTTTCTGCTGTAAGCGTACCAGCCGATATGTCAAAATCAGTCGGGTTTGCTCGTAGTAAAGAAACACCAAAAATTAAGATTAACCCTAATAATAAAAAGGATACAAAAATGGAAAACGAAATGAAAAATCCAGAAGTAAATCCTGAAGAAGTAAGAAAAGAACAGGCAGCAGAAGCAAAAGCTATTCTTGATCTTGGTGTTCAACACAACAAGAGAGATATGGCACATGAAGCTATCGGCAAAGGTTTAACTCTTGCACAATTCAGAGGTGAACTTCTTGAAAATATCGCAAACGATAAGCCACTAGATTTAGCATCTAATGTGGATATGAATGAAAAAGAGCAAAGAGAATACTCATTGCTTAAAGCTGTAAGAGAATCAGCAAGTGGAAGATTATCAGGTCTTGAGAAAGAGGTTTCAGATGAAATCGCTGCTCAAACAGGTAAATCTGCTAGAGGTTTCTATATGCCAACCAATATAGCATTTGGCAAAAGAGACCAAACAGCAGGTACTAACTCACAAGGTGGATTCTTAGTTGAAACAGATCATTTAGCCAATGAATTTATCGGTGCATTATATGACAAACTAACAGTAGGTGGTCTAGGTGCAAGATTAATGACAGGTTTAAAGGGTGATGTTGCAATACCAAAGCTAAGTGCTTCAATTACTAATGCAGCTTTTGTTGCAGAAGGTAGTGCTCCTAGTGAAGGTGCAGCTACATTTGCACAAGTAAGCATGACACCAAAAACGTTGGCTGCTTATGTAGATGTAACTAGAAAACTAATGATGCAATCTGATCCGTCAGTTGAAGCTGTCTTAAGAGACGATATCATCAATCAATTCGCAAGAAAGATCGATGGAGTTGCTATCAATGGTGGTGCTTCAAATGAGCCTTCAGGTATCATTCAAAACTCAGATGCAACTGTAGTAGCTATGGGAACTAATGGTGCAGTACCAACTTACGCTAAAACTGTAGATATGGTTAAAGGCGTTGAAGTTGCTAAAGCAATGGGTGGAAATCCAGCTTTCTTAACTAATCCAAAGGTTGCAGCAGCATTAAGAACTACAGCCAAGCAAGGTTCAGGCGTTGAAGGCAACTTCATTCTGAACGAAAGCGACATCTTAGGTTACAGACTTGAATCAACAACATTAGTACCTTCTACTCTATCGAAAGGTAGTGCTTCAGGTACTTTATCAGCAATGATATTTGGTGACTTCAGTAATGTAATGCTTGGATTCTGGTCAGGTGTTGATGTAGTAGTGGATCAAGCTTCACTATCTACTTCAGGTGGCACAAGACTAGCATTTTTCCAAGACTGTGATGTTGGAATCCGACATGGTCAAGGATTCTCAGTGATTAAAGATATAATCGCTTCATAATTAAGTTTTACTTAATTTAAGGGCTACTTCGGTAGCCCTTTTTTTATGTGTATAATGTTTCTATGAGTGAAAATCATTCAATAAACTTTAAGAGGAAATTATGGAAGTAGTAGCAACTAGAGATGTTTTTTATAATGGCACTTGGCATAAAGCAGGTGACATATTTAATTGCGATGAAGATGATTACGCTGGTTTAGAAGCAGCAGGTGTAGAAAAATCAAATGGTAAAGCACCAGCTAAAGCTGATAAAGCAGAGAAAGATTTAAAGACTAGATAATGGCATTAGAATCGGCACAAGACCTATTAAATTATTTTGATACCGATGCACATGGAGTAAGTGCATCTATTTCAATTAATGGCAGTAGTTCAACCATAAAAGTAATAATCAACAAAGACTATTTTGCAATAGCAGGAGAATCCGTTGATATTGATGGTACACAACCTATAGTTACTTGCCGATCTTCTGATGTAACAAATGTAGATACAGCCGATACCATAACTATCGATTCTGTTACTTATAATATTGTCAACGTACAACCAGACGGAACGGGAATTACTACACTAATTCTCCAAGACTAATGCTTTTATATACTGAAGCACAATTAGATGAAGCATGGTTACACGATTGTAATATCAGAAACAATCTAGGACAAAAAAACTTTTCTCGCAAAAGATACGAAAAACTATTTGTGTTTTATCTGGATCGTATTTTGGCAGGAGAACAAGAAATTAATTTAAAAATAAACATACCAAGATATATGTTAGAAAGCATAGATGAAGAAATTGGTTTAGAATTAGAACAGGAATTACATTAAATATGAAAGATTTATTAAAAAATATTGTCGGTGCAGTAGCACCAACACTCGGAACTGCATTAGGTGGCCCATTAGGTGGTATGGCTACTAATGTTATATGTGATGTTTTAGGTTGCCCTAACAACCCTAAAGCTATAGAAAAGGCTGTTGCAGAAGCAACACCTGAACAAATGTTACAGCTTAAAAAAGCTGAAAATGATTTTGAAGTGCAAATGAAGGAGTTAGATGTAGATATCTTTAAACTCGAAACAGCAGATGTGCAAGATGCTAGATCAAGATTTAGTGGTGATTGGACATCTAAGGTGCTTGGCTTCATAACTATTGGTGGCTTTATGGGTTATATCTTTTTAGTTACTCTACAACCACCTGAACAAAATTCAGAAGCATTAATCAACCTTGTGTTAGGTTATCTTGGTGGTCTTGCATCAGCAGTTATAAGTTTTTATTTTGGTGCTTCAAATACACCAAAAGAATAAGTGCCTAAAAAATCAAAAGCACAATTTAAAACAGCCTATGTTCCTGTTTGTGGCACAAGAGGTAAAAAGACTTCTATTGGCAGAAACAACGTAGGTTTTTCTCGAATGAATAAAAACAAAAAAAGAAGCTGGAAGAAATATCGAGGGCAAGGCAAATAAGCTACAATAAGTTATGGCACATTTAAGACAACAAATTAGAGAACGAGTTGCAACCACACTCACAGGTCTAACTACAACAGGCTCTAATGTCTTTCAATCAAGAGTTTATCCAATAGAGAATACCAAACTACCTTGTTTGCTAATCTACACCAGAGAAGAAAGCTCAGAGCCATTAGATATGGGGCCACCTCGTACTATAGAAAAAAGATTATCGCTTGTTGTAGAGGGCTATGTGAAGGCTAACAGCAATTATGACGATACTATAGACACTATTACAAAAGAAGTAGAAGTGGCTATATATGGCGATAGATTAATAAACAATCTAGCTAAAGATAGCTTTCTAGTCAGCACAGACATAAGTTTCAATGGAGAAGGTGATAATCCACTTGGAATTGTTGTAATGACATTTGAAATACCTTATCATCATACAGAAGGAACTTTAGAATAATATTATGGCAACATTTTCAGGATCAGCAGGTGTCGTTAAAGCAGGTGGCAATGCCATCGGTGAAATTACATCATTCAGCGTAGAGCAAACAGCAGATACTATTGAAGATACTTCAATGGGTGATAGTGCAAAAACTTATAAATCATCATTAACAAGTTTTACAGCATCAGTAGATGCTAGATTTGATGATACAGATACAGCACAAACATCTTTGTCTATAGGTAGTTCATTAGCATTCTTATTTCAACCTGAAGGATCAGGTTCAGGTGCTTATCAATTATCAGGTACAGGCATAGTTACAGGCGTATCACAAAGTCAAGCTCACGATGGATTGGTGGAAAGATCATTCTCTGTACAAGGTACAGGTGCTTTAACAATAGGAACTGTTTAATAATTGAAAGTTATAGATAGGGCAAAAGCCCATTTTGATACCCTAGATATCAAAAAGATCATCGTACCTGAGTGGGGCGAGGAAGATAAACCTTTAGAGATTTATTCCAAACCCCTAACTCTCCAAGAAACTCAAAAACTATGGGCTATGGCCAAAGATAATGAAATGACTATGTTAGCCTATGTGCTGATCTATAAAGCATTAGATGAAAACGGAGATAAAATCTTTTCTTTAGAAGATAAACAAGCACTTCTTACTAAAGTAGATCGTAATGTTCTTATTCGTGTCTCGAATGAAATGATGGCAGAAGAAACACCTGAAGAAGTAAAAAAAAATTAGACCTAGATAATCACCTTTATAATCAACTACAATTAGCAGAGATTCTTGGTAAGTCTTTATACGAGATACAACAAATGTCTATGGAAGAATACCAATTATGGACAGCTTACTTTAAAATAAAACAAGAACGAGTAAAAAAAGATGGCAAGTCAAGCATATAAAATATTAATAAAAGCAAAAGATTCGGCTAGTGGCACATTTAAAAAAGTGGGTGGTGCTGCTAAAGGTGCTGCTGGTGCTGTTGGTGGGGTGGCAAAAGTAGCTCTTGGTGCTACTGTCGCTATAGCTGCTATGGGAACAGCAGTCGCAGTATTAGCTAAACAATCTTTTGATTTTGTTGATGCTATCGGCAAAGTAGCTACTCGGACAGGAATGGCTACTTCTACTATTCAAGCCTTTCAAATTGCAGCCATAGAATCAGGATCATCAACTGAAATAGCTAATAAAGCACTTGAAAAATTTACACGATCTGTTGGTGATGCACAAAGAGGTTTAAAAACTACTAAAGATATATTCGCAGGCTTAAATGTTGAATTA